ACCGGTGCCGATGGTGAGCGCCGTGGCCGCCACGGGGGAGCCCACCGCCTGATCCAGGGGGAGCACCTCTGCGCCTGTCAGAGCGGCGGCGGCTGGCTGGGATGAGATCGAGCCGGGGTTGGCAGCCATGTCAGGTGATCGCGAGCTCCAGGCCGGTGGTGGTGGTGAGAGCCAGGCCGGTGGTGGTGGTCAGGGGCTGGAAGCTTGGGGGCGGCGGCGGGGCTGCGACGGGGCCGGAGAGGGGGATGCGGCAATATGCGCCGTCTTCAAACCTCATCACACCGTATTCAACAAAATAGGTATCACCTGCCACGGTTAGTGGATCGCCATATTTCAGCTCACCAAATACCGAAAATGGCAGGTTTTCGATAACAGCATCCACAACCACGGCTTGGCCCTGGATAACAAGCTCCGTGTTTTTTCTCAGCAGACCTTCGCCCTGGATCGCGCCCCAGACGACTGGCACCGCATCGAAGGTTCGATTGACCGCCTGAACAAGCAGGGACTGCCGGCTGTTTGGCGCCGCCTTGAACGATGGCAGCACGGTGCCAGTGGGGCCGGACAGGGGGAGCCTGCAGTAGTCGCCGTCGCCATATTGGAAAGGATCACATCGCGCCTTGAAGATATTGCCGTCAACGTTTATTGTTTCTCCGTATTTGATTCCGCCAAAAAGAGCATGTGGGAGATTGTCTAGAACTGCATCAACGGAGACGATGTCTCCATCTAGAACAATCTCGGTAGCAAGTCGAAGCTTTCCAGATCCTTGAACGCCTCCCCAGGTGACCGAGGAAGCGCCCATGATCCGGTTGGATGTGCGGACCAGCAGGTTTTGGCGGCTGGCCCAGCTCATCAGGTCAGCGCAAACTGGCAGGTAGTGTCGTTGTTGCCGGCCGTCACGGTGAAGAAACCAGCCAAGGTGTTGCTGGTTGACACAGCAGTGAAGACCTTTGCTGTGTTGTCCCAATAGACCAGGGCGCCTTGCGCGCCGCCCGTGCCGGTGCCGGTGGCCTTGGCGTAGGTGTATTCACCTTCGCGGGTGAACTGGCCGATTTCTCCGTTGGCCAGCTTGGCCAGGGAAATGAACACGCGAGCGCCGATCAGCGCTGCGCCGCCAGACTCAACCGCATAAGGAGCGGTGAGTGGGATCGTTGTAGCTTCAGGCCGTACTTGATTTTTCATTGGAGCAAGGGGATGGGGTTTGCAGTGTGAAAACGATTAGGGAGCAACACCAGAAGCGCGATAGATGAAGCGCCAATCCTTGATTGCGCAACCGAAATACATACGGAACAAGAATTCCACACAGTCGGGATTGCGCTTAGTATCGGTGGTCAGGGTTGGCCCGGATTCGCCCTGGAGGAAGCCATAGACAATTCCTTCAACCTTGCCAGGGCCAGCGATCAAATACCACTGAGCAGTGCTCACGGTGTCCAGTCTGGCGGAATACAGATCCTGCACAGCGCCAGCGTAGGGATTGGGGCCAGAGTTACCGGTCAGCGCGCTGGGTGCGTACCCGTTGGGATACAGGAACTGCTTGGCGGTTGCTTGAAGGGCCCTGGGTCCAAGGAAAAAGTCAGGCTCAAGCTCCAATGGATTGCCGGCCGGATCCTTTTGGGTTGCAAGCTTCAACATGCCGGTGGCCATGCCGTCAACATTGATTAGGCCTGCTCCGGTGTTGTTGTGGCTGGCATGGAACAACACCTGGCCGTCCATCGATACCGTCGCGTTGCCCGTGATCAGGCCGTAGATCGCGTTGGCTTGCACCCGCCGAGCACCACGGCCGAACATGTCAGGCACGGTATCAAGGGCGCTAAGGTCGTCATTAATGAAAACTTCCTCAGCTACCCGCAATCCCCGAGTGAACTTATCCAGCCGCCAAGACGTCTTACCGTCTTGAAGGGTGGCCATTTGATATTCACTACCCTCCATGCGGGCATCGATTTTTGTTTTATCGGACTGATCTCCTTGATTAACCTTGATCGGATCAAGAGATCCCGCCACAAACATGTCGTTGGTTGGGCGGAAGTCGGGAAGATCGCGCCGCCGAGAGAACTGATCCCATTGGTGAAGTTCTTCAGCGTATCCATTCATCATGGACTTGTTTGCAACACCCGACAGGATGTTGGGGAAGTCATCACTCACATGAAGCGCCAACGAGATCAGCTCGTGTGGAGTCCGGCCGACCGTGTTGATCCCCCTGGTGCTGGCATAGGTGCGCAGGATTTCCATCATCCGCATCCCGCGATAGGGGGTCGCCTTATCGGATGGGGCTTCGTTCGGGCGAATCTTTGCCCAGACCGCATCCTGCAGCCCTTCGGTGACGGTCTGGCCCTCGTCCCGGATCACTCCGATCCGCGCCGGATGGCCCGCCTGGCTGCGGTTCTCCACGGTGGCCGCTTCTGCTTTGACGATCTCAAGAGCCACGTCAGCAAACGGCTTGCCACTGGCGATCAAGGCGTCCACTTGATCAGGAGGCAGAGAGGCGTGGGCGGCACAACGCCGAATTTGGATCTCGCGGCTCAGGGCCAGCCTCTCCGCGTCTTCGCTGGGCTGGGGAGCGACAGCGGCTTGCGCGGCGGCCGGGGCCTGGGCTTGCGGCTGGAGCGGGGGGGATTCCTGAGGGTTGATCGTCGCCGCTTCGGCGGCAGTGGCAGAAACGGCCATTTGTTGAGCCTGTGGAGAATTGAGACCTTCCGTGATAATAGCGGAAGCGCCAGACCATGCCGCCAGAGCCGCTGGAGCGTTGGGGAAGCGATCGCCGGGGGGTGGCGGCACGAGCGCCTTGATTTCCTCGGCGGCGGCCACCTCCGTTGCAAAACCGGCCGCCATGGCATCAGCAGCGGAGAACCACGTCCCCGAGCCGCTTCCGGCCGTCATCCATTCGTCAACCTTTTCGGGTGCTTGCCCAGACTTTTTGGCGTAAATATCCCGATAGCTTTGGCTGTGCGCATCAAACTGATCCGCAAGGTTTCGCATCTTCTCCGCATCACCCGACGCACTGCCCCAGGTTGAATGAAGGTGAAACAGGGCATTTTCTGGCATCACCCTATTTTTTCCAGCCATGAAGATGATCCCGCCAGCGCTGGCAGCAATCCCGTCGATAACCGTTGTCACGGTGCCAGGGTAGGAGGAGAGGATGTTGTAGATGGCTAGGCCTTCACCAGCGGAGCCGCCATAGCTGAAAACGTGGACAGACACATCCTTCCCGTTGGCCCCCTGGATCGCGTCCGCAACCTCTGAGGCCATCACCTCCCACCCGATCTCCCCGTACAGCCTGAGGGTCACCCCGGAAGCTGATGCCTGAGCCATCACGCCCGTGGTCGGCGCTGCAACTGCGGTGGTCATGATGGCGGCGGTTCCTGCTGATCGGGCGATTGTAGGGCGGGCTTTGCGGCCTGATCAGTCGCGCCATCGGAAGAGAGCGCCAGGCCCGCCGCTCGCGCCCGTTCAATGTCTGCGGTCAGCTCTGTCATCACCTCGGCAGGGACATAGCCCAGCGAGCGCTGAACTTCAGACAGGCTCATCAGGCCACCTTTGATGGCATCAATCAGCGCCGGGATTTCCTTGGTGGGATCGATCATCTCTCGCCGTGGTGGCGTGTGAGTCCATCGCGCTGGCCCCCTCAGGAGCCCAACCATCCTGGCCAGCTCGTCATGCCAGGAGCAGACCCGTGCGCAGTGGAGCGGGATCGCCACATTCCAGCGCAGGTGAGCCAGTCTGCGGTGGAACTCCAGCCATTGCCCCCTGAAGGTGCTGAAGTTGGCATCACTGGAGTCACCCGTGAGCGCCTCGTAGGTGATCTCATAGGCCGCCGCCACGCTGCGAGCGTACACTTTTTGGGTGGCAGGGAAGTCGCCGGCCGATGGTGGTGTGAAGGCTTGAAACATCCGCCCCGACGGTAGGTGCTCAACCGTGCCGGGTGTGATCTGGTCAAAGAGCTTGCCGCCCACAACCTCTTCTGTTGTATCTCCGGGGTTTGCGTGATACTGCTCTTCTCCATGCGTAACACCAAAAAAGCAAGCGGCAATCTTATCTTTCATTTGCTGAGCAACTCTTATATCCCCCATGTCGCGCAGGGTTAAAATTGCCGCCGTGCCAAACGGCAGACCCATGCGCTGGCCTGGCCTGAGGCAGTCGAAGATTAAAACAATCTCATCTTTCGGAACAAAGCTTGAGGTCAGCGAAACGCCCCTCCACAACATTGATTCGTTAGGATGCTGATCTCTGAGCCAGTATCCCTGGAGCCTGCCGCTAGAATCAAACTGTTGGCCAAAGATTATGTCAGTTCCATTATCCTTTGTCGTGTCCAGCCATTCCGCCTCAAGGACCTGAGTCTGTAGCGGTACAACTCCATACTTCTCAAACAGTTCCGGCCTGATCCGCTTGCGCAGGAGATACGCTCCGCGCACGACTGCAGTACGGGCGCCTAGCGATTGTTGGCCATATTGATTAAACTGCTCATAGAAGTCACTCTCAAGCATTCTTGCCCAATCTTTATGGGCGTTGCTGTATTTCTTGGTCGCATTGACAGGAGTGCTTAAGATTCCTTCTCCGATCCAGTTGTTGACAATGACACTTACTGCTTTTTTTGCAAGTCCGTCATTATCTGCTAGATTTTGATGGCGATCAACAAGCCATTTCCAGCTTGAACGCAAGCCGGTGTTTGGGCCAGTGCTAGGCGTAAACCAGTTTTCAGTATTTCGGCTTGGTTTGCCAGCATCAAAGCTGGAGTAAACTACAACCTTTTGAGCTTTTTTGTCTTTCTTTTTGCCCATTATTGATCCCTTGAATAGCTGTAGACTGTGCGCTTTATTCGTGGCTGTGCTGTCCCAATATCCGCGACCATGGCCGCTTCAATCTGGCGCATTTCCGCCAAGGAACGGTAGGTCACCTCCTGCCCGTCGA